CGACGCTGCATCCGGCGACCGCCGGAATTACTGTGGGGCAACCTCCTGAACTGCCCCGGCGATCAGCCCATCAGGGCCTCGCTCGAATTGAACTGTCTTGGGTGCGGTAGCGACCGCCATAGCCTCGGCGTGGCGCTGTTCGTCCGCCTGGTCTTTCTCGGCCATGCCGCGCACAAGCACCTGCAATGCCTCTGCCGTTTCCTGCCAGCGGGCCTCTGTCTCCATCCGCTGCCCGGTTTCCGTGTTGGCTGTCATCTCGGCGCGCGCATCAGATTCTGCCTGCAATGCGGCCTGCATCTCGGTGAACTCCTGTTGACGCTCTTTCAGGGCCAGTTCACGGGCTTTCAGGTCTATCTCGGCCTGTACCTTCTCGGCATCCAGTTGGAACTTCGCAACGTCTGCCTCGCGTTCGGCCTGCATTTTTTGCTGCTCAGCGGCAACCTTGCCCTGCTCTGACTCAAGGGCCTGCTGCATCTGCTGCATTTGCCCCTGTAGCTGCTTGTTGACGCCCTCAAGCTGCATAATCATCGCGCGGGCCTCTTCGGGTATATCCTCGCGCTGCTCTGCGTTCTCGGCGTCCTGTATTGCCTGTGGCAACAACATACGGAGACGTTTCGCAACCTTGTCCGCACCCTGGAAGTCCATATGCTCAAGCATGATGTCGCCGATGTACTGGCCTGCATCGGGAACCGAGCGCATGATTTCAATCAGCGTCTCACGGGTTTCCTCACGCTGGGTCGAATAGGACGGCCCGGACTTAACCGTTACGTCATACCGGCCAACCGACAGGTCGTAGAGTTTCTCACCGTCGCCGGATTGACCAAGCTTGATAACCTTCTCTTTCATGTCCTCACCGAGAATGCGCACCGTCTGGCGCTGCGAGTACACGGCAGGGATAATCTCAACCAGGCAACGTCCGGCGTACTGAATTGCGCGGCTCAGGTTGTCGATAAAGTGGAAGTTCGAAACATCAGCCTCTTTCTGACGCGCCAGAATGGCTTTGCCGCTGGTCTCGTTCGACCGCGCACCCAAACTGCTGTCATAGATGCCGATAATCGCCTTCATGTCGTCGGAGGCGTTCAAGCTCTCCTGCAAGGCACCTGCCGGCACCCCGGCGAACGCATCGCGCTGTGGTCCGCCTACAGCCGGGTCGTACTCCAGGTAGGCATGGGACCGGGTGTTAGCCGTTTCCCACTTCTCCTCCTGACCTTCCGGCACAAACCCCTGCGGGCCAACCCATGGTGCTTTAGGAGCCAGCGCAACCAGTTCGGTCGTAGCCGAGCGCCAGAAGTTAAACATGCTCTGCGGGTCGCGCGCATCGCGGATCATACTGCGGAAATGCCTGCGACCATCTGCAAACACTTCCTCACCCCAAACAGGGCAAATCGGTATGGTCGATCCCGGCCAGCTTTCTTCCTCCAGCACATCGACACCGGAGATAATGTGGCGCATCACGCTTTTAACCGGCACATCGCGCGTACGGGCAATCTCAAGCTGGTTCTGCTGCATGTAGAAACGGATGGCCTCCTCACCCTCCATTCCCATACCCTGTGCGAACGCCTCGGCCATCTTCGGCAAAGCATCCTCGCGCACTGCTGTTGCGCCCTGCGGGCCGGAGATCAGGAAAAGCTTTTTCTTCTCTTCCGTCCGCAGCCAGTATTCGGCAACGCGGGTCTTGTCGTCTTCAAGCCAGTATTGGAGGTCATCGCGGGGCTGCCCGCCCTCGAACGATATCGGCTCGAACTTGGGATATTGATCCTTGAACTGCTCTTCCGTCAGGAACTCGCTCACGAAGGCGTATTCCCAATCGGAAGCATCGAACTCAATCGAGTTGGTATCCCAATGAACTGAAAGCGGGTTGGCTATCCGATCAATGCTCGCTTCAAGATCAAAGGATTCATCATGTGCGTAATCGAGACTGATGCGGAAAAAGCCAAACCCGCCTGAAACCGCATGATCGATAGCGGTATCATAAGCTACATCGGCCTGACTGTTGCGCTCGATGGACCGCAGGATACCGTTGATAACCTCGCTGGTGTCCTCGTCCGCGCCGTTGTCTACCGGATGCGTGATAATCGACGGCTTGTTCTGCCGTGCGTCGTTGATGACCTGCCGAATGAATGACGGCATCTTGTTGATGGTTAGGCAGGGGCGACCCTCTTCCTGACGCTGCTTTTGGATAGCGTCAGGCCACTGCTCGCCCATACGGCCAAACAGAATGTCCTGGTACGCAGCTTCCCGATTGTAGTCGCTGCCGTCCTGCGATTGTTCGAACCGCTCCAGCGCACCTTTTAGGATGTCGTCAGTCATGCCATCCAACCGCCTTCACCGGTATTGCGTGGTACGTGGACCGTGCGTGTTTTCTTTTTCGTCATGCGCGGGAATAACTCCGTCATCAGCCAGACAAGCGCGTCCACACGATCAGGCGATCCATCGCCCTCGTATCCAGCCGCTGTCATTTTCACCATTTGGTCTTCAAGCCGTGGGAACGTCCCCACATGCGAAACCCTGTCCAGGTCGTACAAAGCACTGATCGGCTCAGCGCGAACGTGTTTGCCGCGTGTTGCAACAACCTCGATAATCCGTATGGCCGGACGCACGCTCTGTAACGTGTGCTTCACCATGTCGCCGCCCTGATTGCGCTCAACTACAATCGCGTCGGCCTCGTATCTGTCGTATGCCGCTACAGCCCTGTCAGCCCATTGACGCGGCGACCCGTGACAACTCATGTCATCCAAGACGTAGCCTCGATCATCAGCGCCCAAACCACCGACAATGATGCCGTGTTCGTCGCCGCCCTCGTTCGTGATGGCAGGATCAACCGAAACCAGTATGCGGGACATCTCCGGCGCTTCCGGTCTGCGTCCGTCCTGTAGCTTCTGACGGTTCCAGATCGCGCCCAATGCTGTTGGCTCGTAGTCGCCTAACCAGATATGCGCGTATCGATCCGGGTTGTTCTCTTTGTCGAAAGCCCGCTCTTGTTCCAGTTCCTCCGGGAACCACGGATTATCGCTATAGTTCGCCTGCACCACAGTCGATCGCGGCGGCATGGTCTCACCACGTAGTAACCTGTCTACAGGGTCAGATGCGTTGCGCGGGTTCCAGCTAAACCAAAGCTCCGAACCGTCACCGCGAATGGTCGGGCGCAACAGTTCAAGGCTGCGGGCGGATAGCGTCTGCGCTTCCTCTACCCATGCGTAATCCATACCCTCAAGCGACTTGATGCTTTCGGCAGTGTGGTCCTGCATCCCCTGAAACAAGATCACGCCGTTTCCAGGCGTCTTAATCCTGTCATTCAACACCTGAAAACCAGGTGCCTTCAATTTCTCGATCTTGTCCGCAATCAGTTGCAGGACAGATTCCCGCAATGACTTCTGCACCTCACGAACACACACCCCGCGAGCGCCGGGTTTCATCAGATGATGCTCTACAGACAGTTCCGCAAAGAAATGTGACTTACCGCTACCGCGTCCGCCGTGTGCACCTTTGTATCTGGCCGGTTCAAGTAGCGGCTCAAATACCTCTGCCGTTTCAATCTGAACGGCGAGTGATGATGCGTTCAATGCGCTCTACAATCGGGTTGTCAGGGTCGCCAGCGAGTATCTGCTTGGCCTTGCCGTCGATGCGGTCGAATACTTCCTTAATCGCCTGTATGTCGCCCTCTGCCGCCTTTGAGACCAGTTGGTTGGCAATAACCGCACCGCGTTTGGTCTTCTCGCCTTCCGCCCCCCCAACCTCTCTCTCTAACGCAAGAGCCAGTAATTCCGACATGCTTTGGCGTTTCTTTCTGCCCGCCTTTCTTGCGCTGTCAGACGGCTGGTTAGTGCTTGAAAAGCCTGTCATTTTTGCTCTTTAGCCCGTCCCGCAACCTGGTGTCTTTTGTATTCACTCTCCAAGTCTTCTGCGGGGAGAAATGGGAATGTTTCAGTCAGGGACGGGGTGTAGCCGTCCCGAATGACGTCGTACCACCCAAGCCCCATCTCGAGGGCCATCGCTGCGTTTCTGGGCCCCTTAATTTCGCGCTCTATTCTTGATGACTCGATGGCCGTGTTGCTGGCCACAACGTCACCTAAAACCCAGGCCAGAGCGGCAACACAAAG